GCTTGAGCCTCTGACAGATTTACCCATTTCAAATTCTTACTACACCAAATCTGCGCATTTGCAACATTGTTATTCTTCTCCCATTTAATACCTAAATGGCTTAATACATATGATACAAAAACAGCACACCATGCCCAACCTCTATATGAGGTTGAGCCATAGTACCAATCGGCAAACGTTGCAGAGCCTTGTCCGAGGAATTTTCTAGCATACTCTATAACTTTGTTTCCGTTCATCCTACACCTCCTTATCTGTTGGTGCATCTGATGGATCGTGTTCTTCTTGTGATATCGCTGTAAATCCTGGTGTATGCTCTCCGCCAATCTCGTCTCTAGGCTTTTGGTAAGTCATAGCCATTTTAGAGTCACTAGTTCCTTTGGTAGTTGGGTCAGTTATTACGCCAATCTGCCACAGGAAGAATAAAAGCATTTTTGCCGTTTCTTCTAAAAGCTCTTGTGGCGGTACTCCTTGTCTTGCCGCATTAATCACTTTTATGAACTGATACAACAGTGCAATCATACCGAGCATAAATGTTGTCAGCCATGCGTAATTTCTGAATCTAACTTTCCAATTTATTCTCATTTATTTTGCCTCCTTTTAGCAATAAAAATACCGAGCACAACTCGGCTAATTACCTTTTAACTTATTTTCGAGGTCTTCAAGGCGGTGATTTACCACCTTTAGCCTCTCTTCGATAACAGGGATGCGACTAGCGAAATCGTTATGCCTTCTAACTTCCTCGGTCAATCTGTCAATCTTGAAGTCCGTTAAGCAACTAGTCTTACGGATTCCGTATAGTGATCCTGCGCCTGCGCCTGTAGCCGTCACAACAGCCACTATAATGCTTGTCCAATCAATCATTACTTCCACCTTCCTGTAGCTCTATAGAGTATCCTTGCATCTACCCTCGAGAGTCTGCTCATCGATATGTAGTAAATGCCTCCGATATAGTCTTTAGTCGACATCTTGCGGGTAGTCCATAACTCACCATCTGGCGCCTCAATCTCCACACTAGTATGAGGTGTTGAGATGAAGAGCCCTGGCGGGAGGTCTGTCCTACTACCTCCAGAGTAATATACAGGCCCCCATGGATTTGCAGCTGAAACGGTGCCGCGCCACTCTCCCTCTGCAGTAGCTGTGCCATCTGTATACTTGCGCACATGCCATACAACACCGCCCGCAGTTACTTGAGAATCTTCGTACAGACCCTCTATGCTATCAACCTGTATAGCCTTGGCTATAACCGTTCCGTTGCTGTCAAACTCTACTACGGGCTCAACAATGCCGTCTAACTTAGGAGAATGGAGAAGACTTGCAATTACATTGTCTTCTCTTTTTGAGTCGCTGTGTACGATGAATACCGACATTCCCGACTTACTAATAGCTGTAAGGTCAGCGGCTGACGAAGCGAAATTTGATGAGAGAGCTTCTATATCGTAACCCCCTGCTGTAGCGGTAAATGCTGCATGTAGACCTTGATTAGTTACATCGTTTGCGAACACGTTGACTGCGCCCGTTCCTCCGCAGTCAATCGATGCGCCTTTAATGTTGTAGTCGCCGTCTTTCGCGTCCTTAATACTCTTGATGTCAATTAACTTTTTATCTTGTTCATAAAAGCTAATTCTATCCTCCGCAAATTCAGCGCTTTTCTTTCCATCTTTGCGAATCTGCAAAGAGTTATCAGTCAGCACCGTTGATGCGCCCTCATTCGACTTCGCATTCTTTGATACCACCAGTCCTGTACCAGCCTCGAACTTCATGTAGTCCGTTGCAGTTTTTGCCGCCTCAATCGCCTTGTCATTGACCGACTTAATCGAGGTAAGGTCTATGCTATCTGTCGCTAAAATCTCCATTTATACCTCCAATTGAGCGGACACTCTCGCCGCCTCTACATTCTGCACCCTATAGGATGTACCTTCATGAGCCTTGACACCGTTCTTGTACCATACGACTCTACCTACATTCGAGATCTCGTTAGCAGTTAACTCTCGACCATCTTTGTATACATGGGCTGTAAGAGTCGTATCAACTAGAGTGTCCGTGAAGACTACCCCTCTAGAACTCTCAACGGTAAGGCTTAATGTACTTGCTGTTGATCCAGGCGAGTTATTAATGTTCGCTAGCTTGTCAGCGAGTGACCTTACTTGATCATCGATACCGCTATCTTCCTCTATGAAGTCGCCTAGTTTAGCCTCAATCTTCTTGCCCGATACAGAGGTCTTGAGCTCAAGCAGTCTACTTGATATATATAGCTCTCCCCTGTCGCTTACGATGTAGACTATATCGCCTATAGATAGGTTATCGGGCATAGTCACGATATCGACCTCATAGGTCTTTGTCGGACTAGATAACTTCTTGAGCTCCGTTACCGCATGAGCGCATAACTCTGATTGCGATGTCGTCTCAAATGTGTATGTACGTTCGATATGTTTGCCGTTACTCCATGTACTGCCCCATTTAGCGACCGCACTCCTCGACTTGAGGAGTTTACCATCGGTGTAGATATCTCCGTCATCGTAGCTGTACCCCGCTAGAGTTATAGGCTCACTACTTCCCTCTGCAGTTCCTCCCGTAACTCTTAGAGCTGTTGCTAGTGTTTGCACCGACTCTTTATCACGGATGTTTTTTACATCTCGACCGAGCCTAAGCTGTACCTTCGCGTCCTTGCCTCGTTTTTTCCATAGGTTAATTAATAGCTTTTTGACTGCCATTCCCTCGACCTCGAACGAGTAAGAGACTTCCGCATTATCGAACTGAGTCGCAATTGATGCGATACGTTCCGCTACAGTGCTCTCTCCATCCCATTTGAGCTTTCGCTTTAAATTCGAGATTTCGTTCACTCCTATTTCAAAACCTGTGCCACGTATCCATTCATCAATGTAACCTACTGCGGTATAGGCTTGGCTCGCCTCGTACTTCTCCGCAATGGTATTGAGGAGGTCCATTCCTGCGTCCTCGCAGTATAGGGTGACTTCCCTATTCTCCTCGTTGAACTCTCTATCGATTATGGTGTAAAACTCGTTCTCTGCATTGTGTTTGCGGAGTAAATAATTACCCGCTGTACAGAGCTTTCGCATGTCCTTTACGGAATTATCACCATAGCATACGGTAGCCTCGAATATAACAACTCCGTTAGATACATATTCCGTCTTGTTGTCATCAACAATAAATATGCCATCATTAAGGTTAGTGGAGGCTTGACCTAAAATCTGCATTTTGCGGTCAGCAAAATAGATAATCATAGGTACACCTCCCTATAGGTCAGCTTTGCGGTAGGTTTATCTGTCGTGAATGCTGAACAAGCAAAGTTTATTCTGTTCTGCCCTGGAACGAGTTTCAGAGTCTCCCAGTCGTTACCTAGTGCCCCTAAATCTGGTCTAGGTAGGTTATTAACCTTAATAGAGCCGTCCGAACAATCAGCTATGAGATTGTCGCCCCTAGCGAACTTGTTCGGAATATCGTCGAACTTCTCGACATTGGTTTTTCGGAATTTTACCCAAAATAGATAGTTGAGGGTAAGTGTCTCCCATACCTCTATACTTCGTCGAGGCAAATGTAACCTTAGCCGCCTTCATATCCTTACCCTCTGGCACCGTAAACGACAATAAGCGCCCCGCTACGTTGAATCGGAACTGATCACCAATCTTGCTAATCGATATAGTCCTTACTGGAGGGTGTCCAGAATAACCGAAACCGAACCAATCGGAGAAGTACCCCGCATCGAACTCGAAGTAGTGCACATACTTACCGCCTGCGTATATCTTCGCGTTGGCAGCTGTACCAGAGTACCATTTTTTGAGCTCTACCCCAGCTACAACATTACCGCTCGCGTCATGGATCATACACTCATATGTTCCAAGGCACCGAGGGTCGCAGCTATCGTTTAGAGCCCAAACCAAGAAGTAGGACATCTCGAAGTTCTTTGCGCCCTTAATACCTTGACTGTCTGCGGGAATCTCTTTTGTTACAGACGGACCGCTTAATTCAGCGCTCGTGTTCGTTCCGTAGTTCAGAGGTGTTATGTACTTACCGCCCGACTCTTTGACTTGAAAAGATCCTTGATATAGGTGTCCTTCGTGTGACTTGCCTACATTCTTGCTCCAACCGCCAAGTGTTACCTCGTTAAACTTATCGTCTATGAGTGTCTCACTCTCTGTATGTGAGGTTGTATCGAGTTCCTTCGGGTCACCTAGCTGTATAACGTGGCTCTGTGCGTCAGAAAATACCACGTATCCGCTCTCTCCGTGTTGTGCTTGTGCGAAATCTACGGTGAATAATGGTGAACTAGGAACAGTTCCGTTATAGTTAACGTTAAATACTCCGTCAATTGCCTGTACCGTGTACTCGCTCGTGCTGAACTTGAACGGTGTTAGGCATAGTATTTCGAAATCAGCTACTACGGAGTTGCGACCTGTTGGCACGTCTCCGCAGTTCCTTGGAGTTCCGATATAAAATCGGTCGTCCTGGTCCGCAAATATAATCTTTGCATTGGTGGTATTAAGTACCTCGTTCAGTTTGTCGTATGCGGTTCTAAATGCCCCACTATCGGCACAAACTAGCTGATAGGTAATAGTTATCGACCTCGACGGATATCGTCTGTTTTTGAGGATTGAACCATCCCTAGAGGCTATATCTGCAGTAGTAAGGTCAGAGGCGAGAAGTTCCCGCCCCTGTACCGTTAGTGTCCTATATCCAGGTATTATGTCCTCGATATATCTACCATTAATTGACATTGCCTCGTTAGGCCTTGCCGCAGAGGTCTGATTGCCTGTTGTATCTATGAAGTTATACATGTTAGAACCTCCCCTTTCGTCTGCGGTCACGCTTTTCGTTCCTTGCCTGTAGCTCTGTTAGGTCGTCTACAGTCGCATACGCAACTTCTCTTCCGTCAATCTCACTGTGTACGTGGATCTCGTACCTTGCAGCAGAGTTGTACTCGTACTCGTTAGATAGTCCAAGATTACCGCCACCAACACCAACCATGCCTAGCTGAGGTGAGAATGCACTTGCTAACTTTGAGCTAGCAACTCTTACATTTCTTATTTTGCTCTTGATACCGTTAACAAGTCCTTGTCCAATGTAGGCACCGTTGTCAAACTGCTTGTGCGATGGCGAGCGAATAATCTGCGCTTTCTTGATAGCGATGTCCGCCGCATCTGCTAAAGTCTTCGCAACACTTCTCACTCTGCCTACTTGGGATGCCATACCGTTAGCAAGCCCTACACCGATATAGACACCCGCTGAGTATGCTCCGCTACCTGCGGAATTAATAACACTCTTGATGGTGTTGCATATACTCCGCGCCTTTGTTACAGCGGAATTCAGTCCACTAGATAGGCCATTGTTAAAGTTATTACCGACTGCCGAGCCCGAAGAGGTTGCGCCTTGTGCTGCACCACTAAACGCAGACTTAAGTTTGTTCATTGCTGAGCTTGCTGCAGAGCCTATTGCATTTAATCCAGACTTAACTATGTTGATTGAGCCCACCATAGTTACTAGTGCTGATGCAGAGGCTTTAGCGTTACTTGCTATTGTTCTCATCGATACGTTGACCGCCTTAAGGGCTAACGCAAGAACTGCAACGCCGACTGCTGCCAAGCCTACCATTATTCCGAACAAGAGGAACATAATACCTCCAGCCATTGCCATTGCTCCAGCTCCGATTAGCATTGCTCCTGTAGCTAGAGCCATTACACCGAATGCAATCATAGCTATTCCTAGCACTATTGCTCCAGCCGCCGCTACTACACACGCTACACCGACTAGCGCTATACCTCCTGCTGCCTGTAAGCCGTATTGAGCCGCCATAGGTAGTACGTTAATGAGTCCGGTAACAGAATCAACTAGGCTTGAGAACGCAGTAACTACTGCTGCTATTCCCTTCGCCGCTAGCCATATGCCCGCACCTATCATCAGTACCATTGCACCGAACGTGAGCATCGCTGGGATTGCTGCATCGAGAGCGGGTCCAAATTTAGCGAATGCTATTACAAGTAGTCCTATAGCTATTGCCATACCCGCAAGAACCGCAACGGCTAACCCTCCGCCATCGGAGATAGTTTTCGCTGCCTTAGACAGTATCCACATTCCTGCGGCACACAGCACTATAGCAGCACCGAACGCCAACATTGCGACTGACATTGCTTTTAGTTTTGCCGGATTCATCGAGCTCATCGCCTTTGTGAGCACTACTAGGCCTACACCAAGTAGTCCTATAGCAATCGCCATTCCTGCGAATACGCCAATTGCACCTTTGCCTGATTTCGCAAGCATTACCGCAGCTTTAGCCATTATGTAGAAACCTGCAGCTATCATCAGAACACCTGCACCTGTAGCCATAAAGGCTTTTGCAGAGCCCAACATTTGCGATCCCGATACTTTAGCTGCTGTGCCTACTTTAGGTAGCACGCTTGCCGCTGCCTCCGCACCTTTTGCTGTTGCATCAAGGTATTTAGCAGCCTTTAGCGCTATTTTTAAACCAATAAATACTTCTATAAGCTCTGGTATATGGTGTATGAGGTAAGCTATAGGCTTCGCATTAGCCTTGGCAGCACTTGCTAGGCTCTTCATTGCACTAGCTGCGCTTTTTGCCCCTGACTCGAAGTTCTTTAGACCATCTTTAGCCTTAAGTTTATCAAGCTCTTTACCTATTGCACTAAATGCCGACCCCCATGCTTTACCAACTCCCTTGAAGGCATTACTCAAGATTGCAAATCGCTTTGATATGCCCTCCATCATACTTGATAGAATTGATACTCCGCCTCTAGTGAGTGCGTCGAATGCTGGTGCTAGACCTGATGCTATAACTGCTCTCAAACCCTCTGCAGCTTGACCGAGAGTCTTGTACTGCTGGGCTTGCTTCATGAGGGCTTTATTGGCTGCCATCTTCTCCATTGCTTTGAAGAAGTCCTCGGTCTTGACCTTGCCATCTTGAACGTTCTTAACGAGTTCAGCTGTCGTCATGCCCATAGCTTTCGCAACCTGTGCGAGACCCGCTGGTGACTGTTCGAGCATCAACTTGAAATCTTGCCACGCAACAGTAGGCTTAGCGGCCATCTGAGTCGCCTGAGTAGATATCGTCTTCATGGCCTGCTTAGGGTTTTCAGACGCGGCAGCAACTGCTCCGAAACCTTTTACAAGAGATGTAGTCGTCTTCTTGTTGGCTGCGTAAAGTTGTGCGAAAGTAGATGCCATATCCTTCGAAGAATATACAGTTTTAACTGCAAACGCTTGTAAATCCCTCTTCGTGGCTCGTATCTGCTTTTGACCCATGCCCGACATAGCCATATTATTGGAAAATGATTTCCACGCACTGTTAGTCTCGTTGACTTCCGACACGAGATTACGCATCTCATTACCGAGGAATCGCATTGCTCCGCCACCTATCGACATAAGCGCACCGAATCCGATACCACTTTTTAATCGAGATCCAAGAGAATCAGTCGTACCGAGCACCTTCTTAAAGGTCGATGACATGTTCTTATCTTGTGCCGATAAGAGAGCTTTTACGGAAAAAGATTCAGCCATTATTCGTCCGCCCTCCTTTCTTTCAAAAATTTATTAAGTGCAGAGAGACGACCTTTTTCAGACTTCTTACTCTGCACCCTCTTAATTGCTTTGTCATAATCGAAGAACTTGATAAACTTATCAAATACTGGTTTCTGTTTAGTCTTACCAACATTCTTTTTGGCGGTTGCCTGGAAGTTGAGGTATGCCTGTAGGTGATTCCTATAGTCCCTGTCAACTTGCTTAAGATTCTCCGCCTCAATCAAAATGTTATATTCATAGATAGTCAGCCTATCCACTTGATCAAACGAGGTAAAACCGAAGTATCTGAAACAGTCTATCGCCACTTGATGATACAAAGCCTCTTCGTCTAGAGTGTCTCGTCCTCCAGTTCCATCTCCGCCTTCTTCTTCGCTACTATTTCCTTCATGTCCTGTACTAGCCTCTTGGTAGCATTGGCTGACTCTAAAAAACCTATCACGTCGTCAAATACTCCGTCGATATCGGTCTCCTCGCTATCAAGGAACTCGTCAATCTCTGGTAATGTCAGCCTAGGTGTTTCCGTCTTGTTGGCCGTGAAAATAGCGTCTGCAAGAGCCTCTACAGAGTTATCCATAAGCTCTGCAATCATCCACTTCATGCCGACATTCTCTGTTACACCCTTCATACCTTCTACTGGTACCGCATTACGCTTGTTAACCTCTCGTAGAAACTTCATTCCAAATTTCAAAGGATAAGATGTTCCGTTTATGATGATATCTGCCATTTTTTACTCCTTTACCAAAATAAAAGGGAGTGACCTATGCCACCCCCTAGTTAAACTACTTATGCGCCAGCAACTGTGTCTTTAAATACGTAGCTAGCCATCTCCTGCTGTGCTGTTGTAACTGTTACATCACCTTTGACGCCCGTACCGTTGATACCGAACGTAAGCGAGATCTCCACAGACTCGTCAGCGTTAGAGGTCTTCTCAAAATCTGTGAGGTAGCCCTGGAAGTACGCCCCCTTGAACTTATTAGTTCCTGTGCCTGGCTCTTCGAGGTTTGCCTCCCAAATCTCGATAATCTCGTTAGAATCAAGTGCACCCTCTAGCTTATCAATCATCTTGTCACCTTTTGCCATGAGAGATGAGCAAGTAATCTCTGTCTCAACAGCTCCTGGTGTTCTTACGCTGCCGTCCTTGGTCGCAGTTGTATCGGCATCCCTTGACTTCGTACGACCGTTTTCGGTTACAAACGCCAATAGGCTACCTGTCTCACTCTGTGCCTTAGAGAGAAGACGGTATAGGTATACGATCTTCTTACCTGATACAGCAACAGCGAACTGCTGTAAATTAAACTTATTCATATTTCCTCCTAACTAAAATGAAAACGCAGCTCTACTACTCCGTGAAGTAGTGGCTGCTTAGTAGTATTATCTGTTAATATTCGTGTCTGGCCATTGCGGTAATCCCATGCGTAATGTCCGTTTGAAAGCTTCATTGCCGCCTCTTTAACCTTGAGCATAAGGCTTGATACCATGCCTCGCTCCTCTGGTGAATTGTGCCACACATGAACCGTTAGCGACACCGTGCCGAATATAGCACTCTTGTTGGCATCATCTACTTGATATGCCTCACCGAGGTAAATAAACGGATAGGGCGTGCCCTCTGGAGGCAAGAATCCATCATATACGTTTTCTTTCCCTACAACTGCCTCGGCAGCTAATTTTACTTTGGTGAAAAGTTCCTGCTGTGGATCTATCATTCTGTTAACCTCCTCATATCACGCTCAAATTGAGCACCTACCGACTCTATTGCGGGCTTTACTACGGGTTCTGGCTCCATGAAACGCGTACCAAATTCCGTGTAAGGATTGTACGACATAGCTATTCCAGCCTCGTAGCTCATACTGCCATCTAGTGGATTACCATTGACACTATCAGCGGTATTTTGCTCCGAATACCCCTTAACGTATGCCTCCTTGGTGTTAGCCTTGATTTCTCTCTCGAGTCTACTACCGTTAGTCGATACGACAGTTTTAACGTCGTTAAGAGTCGCATTTTTACGAAGTTTGCGATTTAGCTTGTCAAGACCAACAATCTTGATACTAGTTCCCATTACTGCACCTCCGACACGATAAATGTCTCCTTGGTTCTTAATCGCCTCCGCTGGTCAACTGCGTACATTTTGCCAGCTATCTCGATGCGGTCAAAAGGCTGCTCGAAATGCCCCTGTATCTGCACTACTAGTGACCCTTGCCTTATCTCACCATATAAGAGCCTCATCGTCTCTTGCCCAGCATTCATCACACTTGCGTGTGTAACCGTCTTCTCTGGGGATACTTTCTCATAATTACCAGTCTCAGCATTATAATCACCGCGTCTGAACTTTACAAAGCTTATAAGTGTATCGTACCTCATAACTTACCCCCTTACAGAAAACGTATAACGCCCCTGTTCGACTCTTTCTGCGCGTTGAGATAGTCCTGTATCTCTCCTGCATACGGCGCAAAATCGTCATCAGACCACCTCATCGATTCACCCTCAACGGTGTGACTTGCGAGCCCCTCAGAACCAATCTTGTTGAACCTCGATATACACACCTCGGTTACGATGTAGGACAGCTGTTCAGGAATGCTAGAGACGCCGCCAAGTTTCCACTTTAGCCGCGCCTCCGTCAGTTCCTTAATAGCTTTCTTCTGTTCCTCGAGTGTGCCAGTCAACATTACTGTTACGTTGTCCGACATATCGACCTCCTACTTCTTGCTGTCCTTATCTGGTGCCTCTTCGGTCTCTGGAATACCCGAGGATTCCTCGACCTCTTCCTTTGACGATTCACTATCTGCACTCTCTTCGGACTCCTTGTCCGCTGGAACAGTTTTAACAGCCTTAATCATTGGCTGACCCTGTAGGTTATCTGACCCTAGGAGCTCTTTGATTCGCTCCTCTGATGGTTCAATGCCCTCTCTTGGATATGCGTCTCCTACTTCGTATAGGTGCTCGTTATCCTTTAGATCTAGAAATGCGTTAATTACGATAAACATAACTTACCTCCTGTCTTTATACCCCAGGTACAATCTTGCCCTTGATTACTCCGTCAACCTCTTCTGGGTAGAACACTACTCCGGACATAATGAGTGTGTCGAGCGATGCTCTGTCAGATGCAACGTTGTGAGACATTCCCACGAGTCCGCTCTCGTCGAATGTTAGTCCGAAATCCTGTGCAACGTCACCGTTAGCTGGTACATACGCACCGTTTAGGTTCTCTGTAGCGGTTCCGATTGGTGCTCCCTTAGTAACATTAGACGATAGGATTGCTGTACCTAGTCCTAGGAAGTTGACGATGTAGGAGAATCCGAATGCAGTCTGCATTGTAACTGCAGCCTTGCCTAGGTACTCTGCTACGTCCTCTGGGTTGATGAAAAATACAGGTGTAGCATCTACGTCCTCGAATCTTGTCTGTAGCTTGCCCCAGATTGCGGATAGAGCCTCCTGTAGGTTCTTGCTCTGTGCGGCTGTTCCTGTACCTGTTCCTAGCATCGTGAAGAAATCCTTCTTGATGTCCTTACGAACCTCGCTAACAAGCTTCCCGTCAGTCTTATTGATTGCAACGTCATGTCCGGACTTCTGGATGTCCTCTGCAGTAACAAGCTTGCGGTACTTCTTGAGCCTTAGCTCGTGAGTCTTAACAAGCTTACGAGAAATCTTAGTTAGGTTGATAACCTCTCCTTCTGCCACCTGCGCTGGGCTGTTCTCTTTCTCGAGCTTGTACTGCTTGATGTTAGTTCCTGCAGCCATTGGCTCCATTTCAGTAATGCCGAGTACTTCCTGCAGTTTCACGATATTATCAACAAGCCTGTTGGTGTGATCAATCGAGATAGCTGGTTCTAGGTCGCCCGTAACTGTAGTGTTCTCAATTACTGCAAATCTCTGTAGTTCAAATTTCTTGTTCATAGTTCTTACTCCTTAAATAAATGTATATTTTCCTTGATTAACTTCTGTCGCTCCTTGAGGTTCTTCACATTCATGATTTCCTCCTTTGTGAGCGTGCTTGAGCCTCCCGATGGTGGTGTCTTGCCCTTAAGAGCTTCCTTAACGCCTTCCTGTACCGCTGCCTTAAACACCGTGGAGAATGCTGCAACATTCTCTTTTGTTGTTTCCGCATCCTCTCCTATAAGGTTTGCGATTAAGTTATCCGGAAACTGGATATCAGACTCAGCGAGTATTCCTCTAGCAGCACTTGCTAACTCGCTACGAGTCTTGTCCTTCTTCATTGTCTCAAGCTCTGACTGTAGCGCCTTGAGTTGCTCCTCTGCGGTCATGTTGGCAAGCTTTTCAGCTTCTGAAATCTTCTTTGCCTGCTTCTTCTCCCACTCGGCAAACTTCTTATTCAGAATCTTGTTGACGTCTGCGTCTGAATACTTCTTATCATCATCTCCGCCAGCGGAATCGTCTCCGGAATTACCTCCGTCTCCTCCGTTAGCATCTCCATCTCCGTCTCCGCCTTCTGCGAACTTCTGCAGATTCCAACGCTGATTCCATCGTTTTAACTCTTCGTAGTACATAATTACCTCCATGTGTTTATAGTTACAATGCTTAACGTTTCCGTAGCTTTTATAGCCAGCCACGCCTAGGCTCTTCCATTGCTTTTATCGACATCAATGCTTGGTCTAGTCCGCATGGACTATTACATAATCGGGATAGCTAGCAGCAATCCCATTTACGCCAATTAAAAAAGAGCTAACGAGTAGCTTGTACTCGTTGCTCACTTCTCCTATAGGGCAAATTCGCCCATATCCTGCCTCTGATGAGATTTCGTATTCGCCGCCAGTTAATACCTTAGCTGACTCCTCCAACGTCTGATACAGGGCAGATACACCAGCGCAGACGATGTCCGAGCCACGTGGCATATATCCTGCATGACCGTTCACCTCTACAGAGTAGTTATTAACTTTTATTTGTATCATTAATGTGTCCTCAATAAAAAGACCCGGGGCCCGAAGGTCACCCGAGTACGTTCCATTATTTCTCAAAAAGATATGAGTATCTATCTTGTAAAGCTCTTACATCCTTTCCGAACTGTTTATGTAGCATCCCTATCTGTCTTGCTACATTGTTACTCGGAGGAGTTTTCGTTGAAAAGAATGGGTTTAAAAGCTCATCCTCTTTGCAAATCAGCTCACTGTGCAGTTTCTTATAATCGGCAACATAATTTAGATAGTCAGGATGATGTTTATTAACTCTTCCTCTTCCGTTCATAATCAAACCTCAACTCTTTGCTCATTAATCGCATAACATAATCATATCCATCTTCGTCAATATCAAGTTTACCCATCATAGATGCTTTGTTAGCACCCTCTCTGTGCAATTCTATGAATCTATGGTACACCTCACTGTATGGCATATCAATAGTGTCATTACGCCTCATCATCTTATAGGCATATGTGCTATCCGAGGCTCCCATATAGTTCTCTTTGTTTCCTATAAAGCCCCCCACGTCTTCACCACTAAATGAGTAATTTGTCTCAGTGTCGAGATGGTTATGATAGGAGTATGCCCCCTTACGATTACTACTTATTCCCGCAAGCGATACACCTCCAGCACTACCTTTTGTTACCCAAATCTTGCCGTCAGATGTAATTGTTACATCCCACTCAACATCAGCACCCGCAAACTTCCGTTCAGCAGCATCAAGTATTTTCATGACGCGCGGTTTATCAGAAAAATCAACATTCCCTATATGCTTAGTCTCTCCGGCTTTGATATCAGGGCTACCAGAACCTCTGCCAAATCTCAAAGACTCCTTCCAATCATCAAGACCTCCGCTGAATGTTCCATCCGCTTTAGCGTCGAGCCAATCGTTATAGGCTTTTTCATCTACCCACGGTGCTGTAGAGCATCGGCAGTGTGGGTGCATAGGCGGTGCGTTATCTCCCGGCAAGAAATCTTTGACCTTAAAGTGCTTGCCGTCGAGAGCGGTACAAAACTCGCAAGGGTGAGGACCCAAAGCCATGAACTCGAACTCCTCAAAACCGTTGCGATCATACTGCTGCATAGCTGCCTCCGTTCGGCAACGTTTAAGCTCTGTATGTAATAGTCTCTTTGCCTCGTATAATGACGAGCCAAATATCCGCTTAAATGCCCTATAATCGGGTCTCTCGCCTCGAATCATAGAGGCAAGAAGTGACTGCTCTAACTTCTGCTTTAGGTATGAGTTATTAACCCATATCCTCTCGGAGAAGTGGGCGCTATGAAACGACGCATTAACGATAGCGTGAACTTGCTTATCATTAACACCTATAGTGTCTCCCATAATGCCCGCTTGCCTCTTTATTTCGGCAGCAGTGTTGCTATCGAGCTTGGAGGTGTAATACTTGTCGAGTGAATCTGATAACGAAACGAGGTGTACGCCAATCATTGACTTTAGCATCTCAAGTCTGTTGACCTTCATAGTCAGATTGTAGAGTCTCATCGCTTGGTTAGCCTCCGGGCTGAAATCCTTATCAGCAACTACCCTCTTTGCCAGTCGTTCGTATGCCTCTATATCGAGCTTGTCAACACGTTTCTTAGCATCCGTTATGCTGATACCTTCCTTTGCAGCATAACGGCCGTAGAACGCATCTATCTCCTTCTGGATGTCCGCTAACGACTCTCTGTACATTCTGTCGACAACCTTATCGTACTTAGCCTCGTCGGTTATGTTCCGCTTGCGCTGTTCCTCTTCGCGCTGTCTCCAATATTCGCTAAGCTTCGTCGCCATCTCCTGCGCCTCCTAGATTGCCGAACATCTGACTTGCACTCTCTTCGTTCTCTGCCTTAATCTTCTCCATTTCAGATTTTGGATCATCAACAACTGATAAGGTCTTAAGCTGTGTCTCCTTAGAGGTGATGCCTTCGAGGTTCTTCGCAGTCTCCGCCTCATCGCCGAGATTAGCTGGATAATTCATAGTGAAGTGATAGTCTATCTTCACCCAGTCGTCATCCCTCATACCCGATAGAGGGTTAGAGAAGATAAGCTTATATCTACGGTTCATTGCAGACTGGAACTTAAGAGCCTTGAATGTCGCAAGATTCTGCATGGCTAGTAGCTTATACTTAAGAGCTACCCCCGATGCTTGCCCTGCGAAGTTTTCGTCGGATATATTCGCTATCATCGATGTTGCAAATATGAGTTTCTCTAGTCTATCGAGTAGGTTTTCCTGCGTGTCGTCCGCCTCAGGCTTTTGAAGGAAATCAACGTCAATCTTGGTGTCGCCACCGTTACCGCTAAAATTGATAATCCTATTCCTGCGAATCTCTGGTATTGTCTTCTTGTCTACCCTCGGACCCAATATCTTCATGTACGCATCAGCGAAGTAATCCACGTCGTTAGCCTTCTCACTGAGCGCCTTGTTGTATGCATCAATCTGCGATAGCACCGATTCATACAGCCCCATACTCTCTGCATTCGCCCTATACTCTACAGCTGGCACTCCGTCGAACCCATGAGGTGCTGGATCATCATCCCACTTTATACTTGGGTTCTTTGTGAAGTACTGAACGTGTGTTGAATCAGACCATGACCCCCGTTCAATCTTGTTACTATCTTTGTAATAGCGGATAAAAAATAGTGGTCGCTCAAGAATTGAGTCGTCCACCAAAAAGAATGATTGAAGAGGGCTAACCTCTGTATAACAAATCTCCGCATCTTCATCTACATATAGCAGTTCGTGGTAGTCGCCGTGTATATCAGCACCTTTAGCGAGTTCGAGGTTGTGATTATCCTCGTCGTTGTATAGGCTTAATCTTCCCAAATACTCGTCGATGTTGCTGTCATCCGAATTAATCTTGATAGGAACACCGCAGAAGAATCCAACGAATGTGTCTGTCAGATACTTCGCGAAGTTTGCGGAAATCCTAACATCGGGCTTATAGTCTTCTTTTCTTGGTGCCTCGAAAATCTTGTATTTGTTCTCGTATGCATCCTGCAGTACCCTGTTCCTCTTGCTAACATCCTTCTTGTGTAGGTTAATGTATTTCGCCAACAGTTGTGGCGTCATAACTGTATCTCGTGATATCTTGTATCGCATTACAGCCCTCCTCTTACGCTGTTATATGTCATCTCGTCGTAAACGATATGTGGTTCGATTCCGTACCTCATAGCGTCCATTAGGTGGTTGAAGTCGTCTATCGGTTTGTTAAGGCTCTTCCCGAACTTGTCCTTTGCCCATGTGTAGTTACTAATCTCAGTGAGGAAGTTCACGCACCTCGGATGTATGATGATCTCGAAATCCTGGATAAACTGTACACCCGAGTTAATGGAGTCTCTGCCCTTTTTAGAACCACGCACATTCAGTCCGTAGCCCCTTAACTCGTCTATTGACTTGGGCTCTGCACCGTCAGCAACGAAGGGATCCTTAGCATGTCCCATAGAGCTAATCTCTTGATGTATAGCTCTGTTCGACAGCCCCTTTTTGTAGAACTCGTCGTACACCCATATCTTGCGAGCATCCGTGTCTATATAGCCATCAAAAAAGGCAGCCGGGTCGTTCGTGTAACCGAAGTCTAGACCATAGGCTGACTTTATGTCGTAATTATTCTGTATTCCCCTAAGTGTAAACTCTTGCTCTTTCCAGTTCTCATATACTAGACCTTCTACAACCCCCCATCCACCGAGACCTGCGACCGCATATCTTCGAGGGTTGCGAACTCTCATTCGTTCGAATGTCCTCTTGTCAGCAACGTCTAGCCACTCATTACACAAGTAGTTAGTCGTTAGCGCAAGTATGTCGGCGTCCTCTACATCGAAAAACCTAGCCTTTAGCCAGTGCTTTTCGTTCCAAGGGTTGAATGTTAGCGTTATCTGTTTGAAGAGGTTATCTGGCACAACACCTCTGATAGATTCGTCTATCATGTCAAAGTCGCCCTCTGTCATAACCTCATAAGCTTCTTCAATCCAGCACCAACATAGCACGCCCTTGCTTACAGCAACAGATGCAATCTTAAACGGATCGTCAAGACCTCTAAATAATATCTTCTGTCCTGTAGGCTTATAAGTCGCCTCAAGTGGAGACAGTTTGAACTCCCACTTATCGAAAACGCCTAGCCGATTAGCTGCCCACTGCAAATCACTATAGCAACTATCCTGTAAAGTTCTGAATACCTTACGCACTACAAGAGTATTCGCTTCCGGATACCTCATCATTGAGGCAATTATCCATAGTGCGGTAGTCTTTGATTTCTTCGAGGCACGAGAGCCCTTAACGACTCTATATCGTCCTTTAAACTTCCAAAACTCCCCATATCCCTTACCGACTAGCTTCGGGATGTCAATCCGTTTCTTACTCTTCGACGTCATCATATCCCACAAACTCGACTGCGATATTTCCGTCAACCGCTACCTTGTCAGTAAATGCACCGTAGCGCTTACCGAGTAGCTCCGCAGCCCTAATTCGCTCCTTCTCGTTAGGTGGTTTATCAATTAGTCTTGCGCACGATACTCCGTCGCCCTCCCCCTCAACAACAACCTCCGTTGCTGCGGTTTCTCCGCGCATAACTGCGGTGAGGTACTGTAGCACTTCTGTCTGGTCCGCTATCTTCGCCGAGTTAATTGCCTCAAGTCTTTCATCGATATATTCCCGAATATGAGGTTTCTTGAGGTTCTCCGCACCTTGCTGATATGCTGCTCTCTTCGCATATCCTGCCTTAATTGCTGCATCTGTCGCATTACCGCTGATGATGTACTCATCAGCGAAACGCTGTTGCTTTATTGTTAACTTCAAGTACATCACCTCCCTTTAAGGTATTAAAAAAGAGCCCCGAAGGACTCTTTGCAAGTTTTAATCGCTTTTCATCGGGCAAAATTTCAATTCTTTGCTACCGTGTTTCGTTCTTTTCTCGTCTGGATATAAATCATGGTGATAATCAATCAAGAAAACTCTAAAAATACCAGGGGCATCATCATGTGTACCAATCAATCTAACACCTTTGTCTAATCCAATTTGATAAATCGCCTCACTTCCAAATTGTTGGTCTATTTGCACCTGTATATTTTCCGTTTTACCAACTGCAGCTAAAGCCCGTCCTATACAAGTGAGAACAATTTCCTTTTTCTTATTATCAATTTCGTGACAGTGTGTATTTCTTCGCTGCAAGAGCTCTGTAAAATTTTCACCACTTAATTGTGCACTTATCTTTCTAATCTGCCTAAATTTTTCAACAAATTCTTTTTCACTTTTCAAGAAATTATTAAACTTATTGTTTGAAATTTTTACCGAGTAGTACAAGCCCTCAAAAGAATAATCAAAAGCTAAAATAGCGGGATTTTCAAAGACATAGTTGTTTTTAACTATTGCTTCCGCATTCTTATCTTGTGTTATTTTAGGTGAGACATCCTGCAGAGATGTATTAACAACACGTTTTTTCTTTTTAGACATATGCTATACAACTCTCTCCACATAGCAACGATAAATGCTCTTATCAGTGATTTCGTTAGTGCATATCTCTACAGGGGAACAATTCCCTCTCGCTTCAATCCACGGAGCTTCCTGGTGAGTAATACTCTCAAGCTGGTTTCCTGTAAATCCACCATATACTTCCCAAACCTGTTCCAGTATATCTTTTATATCCTCATCAAAATCAGGAACATCACTCTTTTGAGTAATTATACTTCCTCCATTTCTTTTGTACTTACGATAAAGCTCAGGGATTACAGGCCCGTGAACCCAAGCCTCTATCCGGGAATCAAATAATTTAATATCTAAATCATCCTCATTTTCATTCATCAAAGTCAGAACCCATGCATAAGCATAATAAACTATCTTCTGGAGTTTCTTAGGGCTCATGCTATCTTTACCTAAAAACCAATCAGCCACATCAAAAACAGTCCTCTTTATCATGACTCCCTTACCTCCTATTGTTTTGATAAAGTGTATCACGTTTCAGGTACTTTTACCAATTGTTTTTTTATATCACAAAAGAAAACCCGACACCAAACGGTACCGGGCAACACCTTATTAAGTTGACTTTATAAATGGATTTGTTCAAGCAGTGCCTCGGGGTCTATTCTCCCCCTCTCTAGCTTTGCTTGAGTATATCATAAAATAAGAAAGTGAGTATATTCAAGTCTATTCGAGTCTACTTTTTTAAGCTTTTAAGTATTTCTTTGTGTTTCTTAAAAATCCACGGTCTTGACCAGTGAAGAGCCTTTACAACATCAACCCATTCTAGTCCCTGTATGTAGCGAGCATATATTATATCTCTCTTTATACTGTCCGTCTGGCTATCCATTAAAGACCTTGCCTTGTCTATCAATTGAACTAATTCGTTGAAGTCGCTCTCTACTTCTAGCTGTAGGTCAATTGCATAATTCAGACAATCACTAGCCGAATTGTTGACACTCGACTGAACTCGCTCCTTGTACTCGATTGCCCCACCTGTAGCCTTGGTCTCATACAATTCAATACGCAACACTTTGCGCTTAATCGCAGCTCGTAGCCTTGGGATGCGCAGTAATTCGTCGCTAGTTATCACACACATAATCAATCTCCCAATTTAGATATACTCTAGCTTTCTTCAAATCTTCGAGTCCATTCTTTTTATTAGCCCTAAGTAGGTACTTTAACGCACAGCCTCTACAATGTGCTTTAAACCCATCTATCCCTAACACAGAGCGAATTACATCGATTGATTCCACATTCAGACCGTCTAGCATATAGTGGCTAGGCTTGTCGACTCTCTCATCCTTCTGCTTTTCCTCAGTAGCCTTAGTCCGTGTCCTATCTTCTAGGAATTCTAGTGTTTCTTTAGCTGCTTTTTCATAAGACGGTAGCCCTGTGGTAGTGCTCTTTGCCAGTGCCTCTTTATGAACCCTCTGGAGCTGTCGCATTATCTTGTAGTCTTTCTGTAGCTTGACCGTCTCGTATAGGTTACTCAGATACTTAATCTGCTCAAGCATAATCTCAACGTCTGCGATTTCCTCTGCAATATGTTCGAGGTTGTCTTCATCAATCGCATCTATCAGCTCTCCTAGTTCCTCTTGTAACTTATCGTACTGATTCTCATTCCCATAGAAGTTCGCTATTGTCCTTAATTCGTCATTGATCATATCTAATTACCTCCTAACTGCTCTGCATATCGCTGAGCCTCTCGCAGTGTATCGAATCGCACCGTCTCTCGTTCCCTTGCGTATACATAATGCCCTCTAGTCGCCCACCTACAGCCGCTAGTCAGCCTGATTGCCTGGCGCTCTGTGATTATCGTTACTCCGTGTGGATTCGGAACGGGTATATATTCTTTCGTGTGTCTAAAAGCCCCGTAGGATTCCGCAGTTAATATCCATTTAGCCATTTTGTGCCTCCATATCTGCAATAATTACTACCGCCAGCAGTACCGTTGCCACTATGTACATCCCCTGCCTGTGTCCTATGAATAAATCCAGTAGCGGGATGATGATCAGGTATATCACCCCTACATCGAACACCAGGTACAGCCAGTTAGCCGCTATTACATTGCCCCTGTAGTGCTGCACCAGGGCAATTACACCTAGCAGCATTAAGGCTATTAGTTTAATTAGCATGTTGCCTCCTTATGTAATTTCGTTATTTTGTTATTTATTACAAAATATGTTATTAATTTTGTTCATACATCTAGTTTGTTCCCAACTGTTCACAGCTTGTTCTCAATAGTTTTCGCTTGTACCCCAGTATTATCAAGGCTGTTCGCAAATTCGCAGTTGTTCGCAACTTTTTTTTGCTCACACTTATATGCGTATATATTTTTTTATGTTTTTTTATACAGCCTATAAGTGTGTAAATATTTTTGTGAACATTGCGAACAAGTTAATCTTTTTCATCACCTAAAAAGCTCTTTTTAACTGATATACAACACGGTGATGTTGCTCCTATCCTTACTCGGCGGTCTTTTCTACCCTTATTTGTTTCAAGAACCTTAAGCCTATCTAGGTACGACACCAATTTCTTGTAGTTAATGCTCGCTTTCTGGCAGTGTTCTCTTAATACAGATGCAACTATATCAACCGTATCGAATGTATTCGCTACTCCATAAATCTCTGGTGCATCCTCATCGAATTTGTTCCAGTTTTTTACAATCCAGCCTTTTAGCCACTCAACCGCCCTTAAGTCTTGCGACACGTCGTCATGCGTTGCGATGTAAGGCTCTAGGTCTTCCGCTGTAAAGCTAGGCGGTTCATCTAGGATTATCGTGCTGTAGAATGCCTCTGCCACAACTACTATCGATGCTGCAAGGGCTTGTTTATCGGTGAAACCCTTTTCGCTGTATTCGGCAAAAACAGACTGCTGTGCGGTCTTAATCTTTTTGCGTGTCTTGCTGTCTAGTGCCTCTACAAACTCTCGCCCTGCATGACCGTAGTTCGACTTGACTGCCTCAACTATCTTCATTGGGTCGCTGAAGAGGTCGTCTTGGCATTCGATTTCAAATACACGATTTTTCGCTCCGCCGCCACTTAGCTCGCCTGTAATTGGCTGCTCTCCGCTTGAAATAAAGCAGTTTCGCCAATTCCTAGAGGCTTGAATTCCTAATTGTTTGTTCGACCTGCTCTTCCCGGAACCTTCGCATAGTTCGTAAATTAAACTGTCAAAGTTGTCACTTACTCCAGCTTTAATCTGCAGTTCGTCACACACAACAGGCATGCTGTATAGGGTCGATGCAAGGATTTCCTGTGCGACCTTTGTCGAGTTAAATGTCTTAATATATGATCCGACGTCGGGCTTTCCCCATACCGATGCGGCTAACATTAGCGATACAGTTTTACCTCCTCCAGACGCTCCCCAGAAGTGGACGAAGAACGGTAGCGCATCTAATGGCTCTATCAGAACTGATGCGAACGATGCAGCTAGTGCAACTTTTGGCGCTATCTTATTGGACTTTCTGACAGTCTTAATGACCTCTTTCCACCCCTCTATAGTGCCGTTCGGTCTCATTACGCACTGTTCTAATTCT